TAAATTTTCTGTTTCATAATCTTCATAAAGGTATCTCTTTTCTTCTACTTCTACTACATCAAGACCGCCAAGAGATGACGCTATGCCGTGAATCAACTTAGCCATTTCATCGACTCCAGTATCTCCAGCGACACCTTCTTTCTCAGCGACGGCTGGTATAACATCGGGTCCATCTACTAGACTTGCTTCCATCACAGAATGTATAGCAGTACCACGAATCGCTGCCTCGCCAACAGGAGGGCTAGGTACACCACTCATGTATCTCCACCAATACTGGCGAGGACACTTTTGATAGTTCATGAAAGAAGATTTACTTACTCTTAAGATAGGTAGTTCCCCTACCCTGTAAGAAGACTGTTCGACTTGTTGCGGAGTAGCGTCCATTAGTTTACCTCCGCACCAAGAATATCTTCTAGGGTGCGGATAAGAAGTCTTCGTGGCACATCTCCTAAATCGCCACCTCGTTTTAGACCTGCTATGTATCGTATAAGACGGTCATATACTTCATCCGCCTCTCTCATTCGCTTTCCCCCGTAAAGTCGTTAAGTGTAGGCTGCCCCTCATTCAGAGGCTTGTTACAAGAAGGACATATTTCTTCTTTTTCTATACCTTCTATTAGTGGTATCAGTATTTCTTGCTGACAAGACTGGCAAGTTATTTCTTCCGCCGCCCCTTGTTGTTTTAGATAGGAAAACAATATTACATTTAGTCTGTGTATATCCATACTAACTGCTTGAGTGAATTGCATCAAGTATTGACGCATATCTTTTATATCACGCTCCATTTCACGGATGCTTGGCTTCCTACCTCTACTCATACTATCACCTGTCTGTCTAACCATATAAAGTTGCTTATACCCATTGTACATCACTCAATCCGTTCAAAGCATTGTAAAGTGGTTGTACGTCCCACTTCATAACATTGTAGTAGGGTAGAACTTTATCGACTACAAACTTACTTGCCAAAGTCCTAAAACCTATCTTAGTTATACCTTCTATATCTTGCGGCTCATCAAAGGCTACATATTTACCCTCATCGTTAATAGTCACTAAGAAGTATGAACCAGCACCGTAACCTTTACCTAGATATTCGTTGGCCCACGCCGCACCAGCAGAAGGACCGGACAACACCTTATACTCCTTAAGTGATTTTTCTAGTTTTCCTTTCATGCACAACTCCTCCACGGAACATTCACCCGATACAATATCGTCGATGAGAGATGTTAAGTTCTTTGTGATAGCGACTTCGGGACGACCAGATAACATAGCACCGAGCGTTTCTTTCATGGCTTCTTTCATCACCGGAGGCATACGAGATTGTTTTAACTCAATACCTTTGACGTATAGACTAGGTTCATGGTATTGCCCATCAGTCCATACAGTAATACCAGCATACCTGTTCTTAGCCATGATGACCATACTATTACACCACTTCTCAAATTCAGTGATGATAGGCGACATCTTTTCGTTGATTCTCGATAGTGCTTCTAAACCAGTATCGGGGTCCGGTATTTCACAGAACACACTGTCAGTATGACCGTAGCGAACTGTAAGACCTTCTTCATTAGCCAACTCCTTCAATCTACCTAAAGTCTGTCTCGATGTGTATGTGATTGCCTGTGCTACATCAGGATGGTACAAACCATACTTAGAGTCACCGGCTGCCCCATACATAGAGGCAACAAGAGTTTTACAAGCGAACTGCATCGTGTCCCACTTATCATAATTATCGGGGTCATCTTTCATCATTTTCTTGTAATGATTTCTTAGGTTAGTCATCTTATCCATTTGTCGAACAAGCAATCCTTTATCTCCTTGGCGGAAACAAGTACCGTTACCACAATCCTTACCTTCGGGGTCTAGTGTGTCCCAAGATATGTTGTGTAGTTCAGCATTACTATGATACATAGCCCTAATATCTAAGATTCCCATATTGTGATAAATACCCGACTCAACCTCCATAACTTCCGCACCGGAATACGGCCTGTAATCGAACTGTGGCTTAGTAGGTATTCTTTCATCAAACTTCTCATCTACAAGAGCAAGTGATGTAAATAACTTAGTTACAAATGGTGTAGAGCGTAAGTCACACTGGACGATATGTTGTATAGCACAATAATACTCAATGGCATTGACCAAAGAGTTGAGTCTAGGTAATAACCTTACGTCCTGTCTAGCGTAATGCAGATAAAGAGGTAGATTACTATAATATGTATCGTGTCCATCTTCCAAAGCCACTTTAGAATCCTTTAAGCATTCTAGTGCCACATCGTCAAGACGATAGCCCGGAAGTTTACCATTCTTCATCTCCCATAACTTTGAGAAGCCAATCATGAGGTCTATGCAATTCCGCCCTACTATTGGCTGCTCCCAATCACCAAACTTCCAACGAAAGCGGCGCATGGGAGACATATTACCCGGATTGATACCAAGTGTCCTACATCGTTCTGCTATGGTCTTGATGTCTGCCCCAACGACGAACCAACCAGTAATGATGTCGGGGTCACAACGCTTCATGTGATTGATAAAATGTTCTAACATAGTCTTCTCATCAGCGAAGCACATAGCATGAGTTTCGTATTCATAGTCTCCTACTTTACTATATTTACCAGCCTCATAATCTGGATGGATAAACCAAACGTATTCTCGTTCTGTATAGGAATCATAGACTACAATAATTCTCATCTCACTTGTGTCCGGCGACCATTCGCAATCCATATACCAGACACGATGGTTGTAGTTCGGTATAGGAGGCATACCTTCGTTTATTCTATCAGTAAGCACACGATTAACAAACGGTATGTTACCTTCCCATGTCGGACCTACTTCCTTAATTGCACGTAGTTGGTCCGGGTGCGACACAACTATTTTAGTTAGGTCTTCACCGTACAAGCCCTCGTAACCAGACTCCTTATTGGCGGCCTGAACCCATTGTGCAGATTCGTCGGTTACAAAAACATAAGGCCAATGCTCATTGTCTTTGATAACTTTACGAACATTGTTTTCATCCCTGTAACGGATGATTACTTCTCGACCTTTACCTTGCTCGACAATCATCTCATCCACCATTTATCTCTTTCTTGCGTAGGCTTATAACTGTTCTTGAAGCACCTGTAACATAGACGATGAACAGGGTGTAACACAGCCCATCTCTTACATTTCTTGCATACGCCAGCCATGCCAATCACAATTTTTTCCCAAAAAAATTATAGAAACAAGTATATAAAGCGGGAACGGCGGGAGCGGAGGATTGACCCCCTGCCCATCCCGCGATGTTCTGCGGGAGAGAATGACCCTCATATACCGTTATTACAGGGCAAACCGCGAAAAATACTTATTCTTTCCTTCGACCTCTACTGCGTGTTTCAATACCAAACTTTAGTAACCAATCGCGTACAGCCATAGGTGTGATACCCTGCTCGGAAGCGATGTCTGCCATAGACCTTCCTTCGGCTAAGTATGCGTTTCTAAGCCAGTCTTCGCTACGGTATTCCTTAGTGTGCTTCATCAGCCTACCACTGAATCCCCAATCACCGAGGGGTTGTTCTACCAACCCATCTTCGGGATGAATAGTAATGCTAGTCGTGTTGCCGTCGTCGTCTGTTAATAGTATTTCTGCTTTCATATAAATCACTCCAATAATCCTACTTGGAAAACCAAGTCTCCATCGGGGAGGGCGAAAAGAATACGGGTTCCTTGGCCGTATTCACTGAAATCTAGGAAATGTAATGTGACATCTCCCGCATAATGTTTGAGTACCGAATCGATACCGCCTTCAATAGTAACTTCTCCAGCATCTAACATTTGGTCAGGTAGAGAGAAGATAGTTTCAGTAGCACCCTTCAATTCAGAGCCTACTTTAACGGACACATAATCAGCCTCATAAGAAAAGGTAAAGCGATTAGTCTTCTGCCCATTGATAGCGTCGCATCGCAGAGCCTCAAACAATTCGGATGAATCGAGAGTAATAGATAATTTAGGCAACAACCACTCGCCTGTGCTTGTTATTAGATATGCTCCATCTTCTCTCAATTGGTCGAATCTACTTAGGCTTTTCTCAGCCCAAACAGATATTGCGTCTGGACAGTTAGCAAAGGCTGGAGCGTTAAGGCTACTTGTTAGGGTAGTCTTCTTGTTCCTTGACTTTATCTCCAACTTATCGTAAGCCCATGACAAAGATACTTCTGCACCGTGATAAGGTAGAATTCCTAGTACCGCGTCGATAGATGCGATTGGTACACTGACCACCGGACTTTCATTAAGTGTAGAGAAACGCGAAAGGGAAGTAACGCCATCGCGCACTATGTTGATTGTCTCAACACGACTACCAGTGAAACGAAGTAGAGTAGATTCTACTTGGTCTTGCTTCTTGCCAGCAACCGTTTGTGGTCGCTTAGTTAGCGTAAGAAGCCTAGTTAGCGCATCGTTTCTAACATTCATTCAATCACTCCCAATTCAAGAAAGGTAGACCAGACCAATTTACTTTACCGTCCTTAACAGATAGAATAGTATGTGTCTCGCCAAGATGTTCCATGTTGTGACCCTTCATTTCTTCAATGATTGCCTTTACTGCCCATTCACCGTCGGCTAAGGATTTATCGCCCTTAACGCCAGCCGCAGGGTCAGCCTTCTTCATGTATCTAGTTAGGAATATCTGTTGAGAGAAACAACGCATAGTTCCTTTCTCCCATTCAGGGCGTTCACCGACACTCATAAGGACTTTACCACCAGAGCCATTATCAACATACTCCTGAATCGCCTTCAAGTGGAATGTAAAGAATACCTTCGGTACATCTAATCCATGAATACGTTGAATAGTATCTCGGAAAAGTTTGTTACGAATACGCCATTCTGCTTGGTTGAATCTATCTCCATCTTCGGGATTGACCGGATTTTTAGAACGATTCTGCAACACATAAGTCATAGCCTGTTCGCACCACTTAAGGAAAGTAGAGCCGCCATCAAAGATAACGCCGCCGTAATCCTCTCCAGACTTAACACGTTCTGCTACGATATTAGTGAACCACGATACTTTATCAATGAGAGCCGTGTAATTCACGGAGTTATCGTCATTGAAGATAGAGTCGTCCATTTCATCGAAAAGAGGAAGCACTATGATATTGTCCTTTCCGGGGTACAGATAATCGACAGTCTGCTTGGCAGAATTGTCCACATCTAAGACAACTACCTTTCTTCCAGCCTCAATCTCCGGCCTAAGTAGGTCAAGAGCGAGTCCAGTTTTAGCAGTATTCTCGCGACCAACAAGAGCCATACGAACAGGTCTATACTTTGCTTGGTTGTTATCAAACAACGTATTGAAGTATTCTGCATCGTAAGCCGTCTTCATGGCAGGGTTAGGAGTAGCGGCAGGGGCCGCAGTTGCGGATTGGCCCCAACTCATGCGTCCCACCCATCATCCACAGAATCTACTGGTACGTCTGCCATAGGAGCAATCGCATCGAAGGCCCACCAACCATTTACAGATAGTCGGTATTCATCTTCTTTGGTCTTCCAAGGCTGTGCAACCACAAGCACCTTAGTACCAACAGCGAAATCAATCATACTCTCTTGGGAAGCAGGGATATAGATGTCCACTACTGGAGCCATTGAAGTAATATCTAAGTCAGCAACTACTAGGTTGAAGCCACCATTGTCGCGGGGTTCAATACTAATAACTTCTGTAAGTACACCAATGAGTCTATCCCACCATCCATCAGTACCATGATTAGCCTCATAGAACGGACCAACGGCATCGAGATTCTTCAATAGGTCATCACCAAGCATACTGCCCATCAGACCACCATCTTCGCTACGGAAGGGAGGTAGAGGGAATTCAGATGCTAATGAGTCATCGCGATTGAATACTGATACACCAGCCTTAGCATAGCCAACACCGTTGCGACCCATACGAACCGCATAGGTTCCCGGTACAAAGGTAGGAGGAGCATCTTCGGCCACAACACCAGAAGCCTTGATTGTTACAGGCCCGTCAGCAGTAGCGAATAGCATAGTTCTCTCTAATTCCTTGGTAGGTCTAGCAGAGCCGTACTTGAAGTTAGCATCACCAGATGGGAAAGTCGGAGACTTGTTATCCCACACTATGTAGTAGTAAGTAGACTCATCAAGTTGCTTGATGTTCTTAGGCAACTCGTTGACTGAATCTTCATCATAGTCTGCTTCAAAGGCAACTTTGTTTCGTAGAGATGGGTTGATAGCACGACTGTAAGTACCGTCGTAATTATCAGTAAAGATTACTACTTTACCCTGTGTTACTAAGGATTCTCGTACATCTTCATTAGCCATCTTTAGAGTGTTATCCATCTTACGGTATAGTAATTGACCCCAATCTTTGTATCTAGGTACACTGATAAACATACCCTTTAGGGATTCAGCACCGCTTCGCTTTAACTTAGCACTCTCGGATGCTATTTGACGTGCCGCTACTCGTAGAGCAAATACGCCACATTCCTCTTCATTCTTTCCAGCGTTACGCCATGCCGCGCCCTGCTCCTCAAGTACGGTTTCAGCCCGTACCTTTAGAGTGGACACTTCCACACCTACGTTCGCCGCTACATTCTTCATCATATCATCATTCAATGTCATGTCTTTCATTCTCCTGTTGGGTAATCTATCCTTGTTCGTTTAAGCATATAAAGGTCACGCTTTATCCATCAATGCTAGGTTTTGGATGCAACTTCGTACAAAGTTGGCGCGAATAAGTTCCGGCGAAATACCGGCTATGAGGTCACGTTGCGCTTCAATCAAAGCGTGAACGATTGCTAGTTTTGATTCTTGTTTTGCATCAGATTCTACCATGTAGTCAAAGACGCATCGTAGAGTATCTGCCAAGGGTTGCCCCTTGATAATCTTCAATGCTCCATCAAAGGACTTCTCTCGTACTGCTACCCGAAGAAACTTAGCATAGTCCACATCGGGAGTACCCAAAGATGCTAGGAACTTGTCTTTGTCTCCACCATAGTTAGCGTATGCTTGTAAAAAGTTTATCGCCGCCCTAGCATCGGTATGATGATAGGCTATGTGCGTGATATAAGTTGAAACATCACGGGTAATGTTTTCGTCAATTGCTATCTTAGCCAAAATG